GTCACTTCAAGCGGTCTAAAACAGCTTGGGCGGTGGCACTCCTGCTGCCGCCCTTTTCTTTTGAAAGGAAGATGTTATGGAAGATATAAAATCACTATCACTTGACCTGGAAACCTACTCAGACTTAGACCTTAGTAAATGCGGCGTCTATCGTTATACGGAATCTCCCGGTTTTGAAATACTCCTGTTTGGGTACGCGATTAATGGCGGCGAGGTACAAGTTATTGACCTAGCCTTAGGTGAGAAAATCCCAGAAGAAATATTAGATGCATTAACCGATGATAACATCACTAAGTGGGCCTTTAACGCTTCCTTCGAGCGTATATGTTTATCATACTGGCTTCGTAAACATTATCCAGATAAGTTTAGAAGTTACTGCACTCCTGAAGACACTGTCGGCGGTTACCTGAATCCGTCTTCTTGGCGCTGCACCATGATATGGTCAGCTTATATGGGCTTACCGCTGTCACTTGAAGGTGCAGGTGCCGTTCTTAAGCTCGGTGAACAGAAGCTAAAAGAAGGCAAAGACCTCATTCGCTACTTCTGTCTACCATGCAGACCTACCGTAGTTAATGGTGGACGCACTCGCAACTTGCCTGAACATGATATGGTAAAATGGTCATTATTTAAGAGCTACAATATACGAGATGTTGAAGTGGAACAAGCAATCAAGAAGCGCCTAGAAAGCTATCCCGTACCTGAATTTGTATGGGATGAATACCATTTGGATCAAGAGATTAATGATAGAGGCATACTGCTTGATCTTGATGTTGTTAAAAATGCCATCATCTTCGATGAAAAATCCAAAGAAGAACTCACTGCTGCAATGAAGGAGCTTACCAACCTTGATAACCCAAACAGCGTTGTGCAGGTAAAACAGTGGCTTTCTGATAGCGGAACAGAAACCGAGTCCCTTGGCAAAAAGAATGTCGCGGCCCTTATAAAGACGGTGCCGGAGGATCAACGTGATGTACTACTACTTCGCCAGCAGCTTGCAAAAAGCAGCGTTAAAAAATATCAAGCCATGCAAAACACCGTCTGCTTAGATGGTAGAGCTAGAGGTATGTTCCAATATTATGGCGCTTCACGCTCGGGCCGCTGGGCAGGCAGGCATATACAATTGCAAAACCTCCCTCAGAACCATATCCCTGATTTGGAAGATGCACGATCTCTTGTAAAACTCGGAGATTATGATGCAGTGAAACTTCTTTATGAAGATGTGCCGGATACACTATCTCAGCTTATCCGAACCGCTTTTATTCCAAAGCCAGGATACAAATTTATCGTCAGCGATTTCAGCGCCATCGAAGCTAGGGTTCTGTCCTTCTTAGCTGGGGAACAATGGCGATTAGATGTATTTGAAAAGAGTGGTGATATCTACTGCGCTTCCGCTTCAGCTATGTTCCATGTACCGGTTGAGAAGCATGGTGTAAATAGCCATCTTCGCCAAAAAGGTAAAATCGCAGAATTGGCACTTGGATACGGCGGCAGTGTCGGAGCACTTAAGGCTATGGGGGCGTTAGAAATGGGCCTAACCGAAGATGAGCTACAGCCGCTGGTTGATTCTTGGAGAGCTTCAAACCCTAACATTACAAAGCTGTGGTGGGATGTTGACAGAACTGTTAAAGAGGCAGTTCGCTTCAGAACCCATACCAAAACGCACGGTATTAAGTTCTTCTACGAGAAAGGTATGCTTTTCATTGAACTACCTTCCGGTAGGACGCTTTCCTATGTAAAGCCTAAGATCGAACAGAACAAATTTGGTAGTGAGTCTGTCACCTACGAAGGCACCGGAATCACAAAAAAATGGGAACGAATAGAAAGTTACGGTCCGAAGTTTACAGAGAATATTGTTCAGGCAATCAGCCGGGATATCCTGGCCTACGCCATGAAAACACTCCACCACTGCTTTATCTGTGGCCACGTGCATGATGAAATAATTATTGAATGCAGCAAGGATGTTTCGCTTGAAGTCATTTGCAATCAGATGGGAAGAACACCACCCTGGATAAGAGGTTTAGCCCTTAGAGCCGATGGCTTTGAGACTGCGTTTTATAAGAAAGACTAAAAAAGGCCTCCGAATGTAATGTAACATATTCGGAGGCTATCATCTATTCTATGTTCGTACCCGTCTTTAATCAAATGGCTTCCTGCGGCCATAGGATAACTGCGGAGCAATTTTTTTGTTTATAGATTATGACATGCAGATCGCTGTCTTACCCTTCTTTCGGTCCACAACCGAGGAATAATTAAAAGGCATAGCCAAAATTAAAATATTTATTATTAACATCCCCATCGAAGCTACTGTCTGACACAAACAGGATGTTAACTATAATAATTTACCAACCCAAATGCCTGACGATCTCAATTATTAACCATCAAATATTATAGACCTCACGGCATGCATCTTCATAGTCTCTACTCTCGGGCAATTCATGAATGAACATACGGAACTTGCGTCTTCTCACTGCAAGGGTGCTGCTCGATGGAGAACAATACCCAATGACTTCTGAACCTGGCAAAGCAGCCGCAATACTGTTTATCAAAGCTTGCGTTCTTTCAACTACAAGCATGTGAGCAACATTTTCAGGATCAAATGGTGGCGTAACAGCATACGGTAGCTTATGTACATGACGTCTGCCCATAGCTCCTTCTGGTTGAAAATCAGCTATAATGGTATCCAACGCCATGCTGTTGAGCATCCCTGTTATATAGAGCGCTTCCTCTTCTGAGTCAGCGATATACCAATAGATAGTTTGGTCAATAATAGTTTTCGCTTTGTTGATCATCCCAAACGGTACATAAGATGCGCAAGTGTATCCGCCACCGGCACCCACCATCACGAGATGTTTTTCATCGTCAATCACCTCGAATACTTGTGGGTTTAGCTTGTTCCGATAATTAATCCGATCAAAATACTGATGTGCAGATTCGCCGGACTCAGCAAAAATACTATGGAACGCAGTTGATGCACCTGACCCATATTGTACCAAGTCGGCCTCGTCTACCACCATCCAACATCCATCTTCTTTTCTCATAGGCAAAAGAGCCTTTGCCGGATCGCAGGCATAAAACGGCAGGATGTGGTTTGACATATAGCAGTCGTAGATAAACTGATCGTCCACATTAAGTACATTCAGCGAAAAATCTTTGTAGCGCTTTGCGTCACTAACGAGATAGGAGAGTTCATCATTCTGACGCGGGACAGGTCGAACCGACCATCGCCCGTTGGGTTGCCGCATAGCATTATGAAACACCAGCGTCCTTGGCATGATGTCAGCACCTTGTAAAAACGGAATTCGTTCTAAGACACCTTCAGTGATATCATGCGCATTCGGATTAGATGACCAAGCTGAACGCCTCCCTTGACGTAGCAATCGGAATTCACATGGTTCGTCTGGTAAATTACTATGCACATGCCTTCCGGCAATAGGGTTTGGGTTTGCGCTGTTCAGCTTCTGCCCAAAAACTACAATTGCTTTATTCTTGAATGTATCAGTAGGAACATCCCAAATCTCATTAACCCGCAGATGAACTTGCCAATCAGAATGGAGAAACTGCTGATTTCTGAACGGCTCGTGATGATATCCATTCAACAGTGTATCTGGCATAATTATGCTGCACAAGGCGTTTTCCTGCAGATACTTATCTATTGAATTCAGGAAAAAGACCGTCGCGAGCTCAACGTGAAGATGCGAACTACCAGCTGGTTTGATCCCGTACCGTTCCGCTCTTGAAACTAAAACTGTTTTGTATGGATTGTCAGCGAGTTTGCTCATGGCCATCCAAGGCGGATTGGATATAACAGCATTGAACTGTCCTCTAACCAGACCAGGGCGATAGCTATTACCAAGAAGGAAAGGCCATATGCCATTGCGACCTTCTCGTTGAAGCCTTTCCAGTGTAGGAATCAAGGCATAACAACTCGTTATAATGGCTTCTTGTTGCTCTTCTTCAATAAGAACGCCCGGATCACGAATTAACGTTGCCACAAGTGCCTCGGCTTGGGGACGAGTATAGTCTTCTGTGGTATTGCGAGCCCTGGCTTTCGCGGTTTCATAGCACGTATGGATTAAAGAATCGAACAGTCTTCTATACGTTGGAGTTATTAGGAATCCGGGTAAATTAACCTGTTCGCCATCGAAAACCATACGCAGGTCTTGTTCCTCATAATTGCCTTCAATTAAAGTAGTAATAGGAGCAGCCGTGAATAGAGAGTCAGCGTGGTATATAGGTATTACCAAGTCCTCTGCCGCATGCGGTACAAATGATCGCATGGCCATAGCCCAGTTAAGTTTTGACAATAAAACAGCCAATGGGTCAATATCAAATCCAACTACACTGTTTGTAAGTTGACGCAGCAAATCTGCCGGGCATCTATCAGGAATGATATGGTATCGGGCAATCGTCTGATTGATTGTCTCAACGACAAAAACACCCGAGCCGCAGCACATATCCACAAAGTTAGGGAAGTCTGACTGAGGAAGCAACTCGATAATATGAGATACCATTTTCTCAGCCAACCACTGTGGAGTATATTCTTGCCCCAAGAGTAAACGACGATCCCTATCTGCCAATTGTGCGACTAGAGGCCCGAACAAATCTTCCGTTGCTATAAAGCTGTAGTCATATGCTGCCAAATCATTTTGCATCTGCCTTGCAATCGTTATAATCTGATCAATGTGCGGGGCTTCGTTCAACCACCCGAAATAGTCATATTCAACCAGATTCACAAACCCCATAGCCCTAAACCATTGACCATTCAGGATGGTCCGTAGATTATCTCCTTCGTCTCGTACAACCGATCCGTTCAAGATATTGGCGCATAGTAACTTAGCGAGCGTGATCATATACAATTCGTTTGCATAGATATTCCGGTTAAACGGCTGCCTTCCGTTGTTCTCAAGGTGGCTGACAAAGTTCTGCCAAAGAGACGCAATCATGTTGCCATATTGCGGTCTTCTGGTAAACGCATCATCTACAACATTCCGGAACTCATTAATGTTTTGAGCACAGAACACACTCTCAAACCCCATATCCATCGCTAATGCCAACGCACTAAGATGACGTGACCCTTCACGTCCAAGATATCGGTTAATAAACAGGCCAAACCGTGTTAGATTGTCGTCCGTATGATCTTCAAGGTTTACCGCGTCAATTTCATGAAGTGTAATGTTATCCGGGCCATACTCCATATCTGGCAACGGTAGCCGTGTGATTTCGACGCGGAAAGCAAACCAATGGACTGTATCTGATAATACACCAATGATATTGTCGCAGGCAATGCCATGATTCAGCAAGGCTGAGCAATACTCTTCAACTTGATGGTATCCTTCAGCGTAGATTGTTCTGACTGTCAGATTTCTCTCATATTCAATTGCCGTCATTCCAACAAGCGAATCTATAAATCCATACCTTCTCAAACCCGCTGCATCTATGTAGTGTACATTAGCTTCTGCACCTGTGCTATGCTCCCGAATCCACCATGGGTTTTCGGGAAACATCTGCGGAAAATTGGCAGAAAGAAGATGACGAAGCACATCTTCCATCACCCCTGCGCGCATCTGAGCGGTAGCTTCTGTAGCAAAAGCTCTGGCGGCAGGCAAATTAATCTGAACCATAACTCTTTCCTCCTTAATCCATTAACGTTGCCGTGCATTAACCTTTGACTGCAGATAGACTCGTAAGGCGACACACTTTTCATGGGAATTTGAACTGCCTAATAATGAACTTAATATTGCGTAATCAATTTCGGATATAATATTGCTACTCTCAGGAGTGTTACCTGCGGAAAGGCGTTTCCCAAGAAGAGATAATGACGTAATCAACTCATCTGTCGGAAGAGGCAACAGTAGCTTTCGGATGTGTGACGCTTCCACCTTCAGTGCACCTCCACCCATTACTGTGGAGATTGTTTCCAAATAACTTTGAGTCCAGGTTGAATTCAGGAGCGCAAACATCGCATATACTTGTTGCTTACCTCCTTTTACAATCCAAAGCGTCGAAAAGTTTGCATCTACAACGATGCCCTCATCAGCAATCAAACAGCATCTGGCATTTTTATGGTTCACACGTGAGATGCAAAGTTGTGGTGTATGCCTATTAGTAAGAACAGGAAGCATAAACCAATGACGGCGCACTATACCTCCTTGGGCCTCATTATTTCGTATATTCGGCTTTACAGCACTTAATTCATGAAAGTATTTAAGTTGTCCATTACTCTCGATAGGGGTATTCTCAGCAATGGCAATATGCTCAGCTAAAGGTGCATCTGCATCATCCTGGATATGGCCATTAGCGTTATAAATATCCTCCTGGATATAAAGCAACCTATGAGGAAGCATCGATTTTGAAATCACTAATCCATCCCGAGCATCACTCTGATAACGAAAAGCAGGCAGCAAGTACTTCTGTGCAACTGGAATGATTCTTTCTTTAAAAACCTTATCTGCAACAAGATAATCAACAGACCCTTCACTCCGTGAAAGCTCTGTGTAAAAGAACTTATTTGCACCTGTTCTTAAACCCTGTCCTACCTGAAAACCCCAAGTTGCAAGTTCTGTTAGGTGGGTCGGAGGGATGTCGCCCCCGATTACCTCTTGCAGTTCCTTGGGAATGGATGCCTTCATCACATTTTTTGTTTTGGGCTCCAGTTTTTTTAGCAATTTCTCATAAACTTGCGAAGTAGACATTTCCGACAGGAAGGTACTGAGGTGAATCTGCCTGATTTCAAAGTCTTCTCCGGATACATCACAATTGGAATTTAGAAGGTTATCGAGCGCTGCGTATCCTTCTTTCCCGTTAATCGTTAACTTCTGAACCAGGCTATCCTCGCCGATCAATCCAGCACCGAGCCTGATATGCTTATATACTGAATCCCCTATTTCATTAAGGCTCTCTCGGTAATGCACTCGTTTTGCGACAAGAAGATTCGTTTTAACCAGTGCATCTGAAAACCACACCGAATTCAAATCTTCAACAATATACTCAATATCAAAGAACTTCAATAACATATATTTAATGGATAATGCATAATCACGGCTGATCCAAGACTCTGGCACGACCATGGCAATCCGGCCGTCTGCTTGGGTCAATGCTGCGCAAAGAATCCACGCGGGAACTGCAAGATCGGACAATCCAGAATAGTTTTGAATGATTTGCTGAAAACATGCCTTTTCATCGTCATCAAGATGGCTTATCCCATCAATCAGCTCGCTGAGGCTCCGGCGCGTTTCTTTTGCGCTTTTCAGACGGATGCCATCGCTTTCAAATCTACCCATGGACTGATAACGAACATATGGTGGGTTAGTGATTACTAAATCCCAAGCCATACGTCTTAAGGCTAAGTAAGGTTCGGGTGAAAAAGCATCTCCAATGTAAACATTGCCCGGAGCAATTCTTTTCTTGCACAGACTTCCGGCATCAGGATCGATCTCAATTCCGCTTATCTTCTCAGCCGGTACCCCTGATTGAATAGCTGCCGTAAGCATATCTCCAACCCCTGCCATCGGGTCAATGACAAACTCTTCACCTGTCAATGAACAGAGATTGGCCAGCAGGTTTGCTACCTTGTTGCCTGAAAAGTACTGTCCAAGACGTTTCCTCGTTATAGCATCCGTCATTTAACCGCCTCCGTTTTACGCGCTATATAGTCATAGGCGGTTTTCGCATCAAATTCTACTGCTATGCCAAGCTTTAGACATTTCCCTATATATTTTGCATAAATCTGCCGCTCATTCTTTGTGGTGTCTGAATCATCATTTTCAATGACTTCATCAAGTATTGCTTGTGAATGCAAAGTCGAATGTATGCCTTTACCCTTTGATAAAAGAATTAACGGGTCACCTTGTACAGAGCCCTCTGAAACAACTTGTTTGAAACTTGCCTGACTTTTATCCAGTGAAGTCGTGGCTGTAACGGAGAAGCCAGCGTCTGAATAAGCTGAGCATAGTGCGTTCCAGACTACCGCCTTCGACGAATGGAACACTACCGTCGCAAATGCATCGTCTTTCAGAACCCTCTTCATTTCACCAAAAACCTCAGTCATCATCTTCTGATAGCAAGGTACATCTTTTTTCTGGGACTGACTTATGATAATCTCATCTGCACGGTTGGTTGGCTCTCCAATCCAAAGCTCGTTAATTTGATTCACTTCAGCGTATGGGATAAAGTCACCGAATGGTGGATCCGTAAACACATAGTCTATGGATTCATCTGGCTGGGTTAGCTGCTGACTGCTTTTGTTGATCACATCAATATGTCCAGAACAGCGATTCAAATAAGTGAAGGCATCTTCAAAAGATTTAAGCTTACGCCTGACACCCATGAGAATGTTCTTTTCAACTGGTAAACTACTAATATAAAGAACCCCGCTTTGTGCACTGGTCAACACAAAGTCCTTAGAATTCTTCTTAACAACAACCCGCGTCATTAAGGTTGCATGTGAGGCATTGTAACTCAGAAGAATCAATCTAATTGCGTCGCGCACCTTAGGTTCAAACATCTCTGCCCTTTTCCATAGCAAATACATGACAAGAAAGTTCCGCTTGGTGTAGAAATGATGTAAGTGTGAGATACCTGTGTGATAGCCAGAGCGGTATAGCTCTCCCCACATGATCTTCTGAGCTTCATATTGATTTGGGTATTCCAAAGCCTCTGTGGCTTTGAATTGTTCAATATCAGTTTCGTCGGCCTCCCGTACCCACTTATTTCGACCCGTCTGCCCGTAGACTCTAACCGGCACACGCTTTCTTCGTGTAATCAACATTTCAAGTAAATTGTCGTATATTTCTTCTGCGACATATGAAAAATCGGAAGCTTTACCTTTATGCCCACAGTGAGGGCATATTCCATCACCGTCTATTCTAAGTGGGTCATATCGTACCATTCCTGCATAGTATGTAAACTCCTTACCGCAGTGAGTACACAGAACTATATCCGAATAAATTATATGGCGAATTACGCCCATATTTCCTTCTGCATCCTTAGTCTTATAATTCGGTAATTCATCTTCCATTGTATCCAACAACTTTTTAACAGCCTTAGTAAACAATTTCTGTTCAGGTGGGTTTGCCATTACCTGCGAGGCAAATGCTCCGTATTTTCCGATCTCATAGACAATAGCATTCCTTGCGCCCCATTCAGGCTGAAGATTAAATTTTTTTGCCATTGCCTTCATGGGTTCAGTTGGATGCTCACACATAAGAGCTGCTATTCCAGTAGAACCACTACCTCCAAACACATCCAGAACCGTATCACCAGGCTTTGTATGTGTAGCTATATAGATAGCTATAGATTCTGGAGAAATTTTTGTCGGGTATGCAAATGTATTATAAAAAAGTCCCCCCCTTGTTGACGGTAAATCCATGTTATAGAGCTTTACCCAAGGTTGCTCTTCCGCTATAAAAAACGTGTCAAGTTTATTCATTTTTAATCACCAATCCATCGGCTTATGCCGTTATATTTAACTTACTTCTCTTCATCATCTGAAACAATCTCCATAATGTCACCGACATCGCACTTTAGAGCAGTACAAATTTTGAGTAAAATTTCTGTGTTTACATTGCCATCATTCCCAAGTTTGGCAATTGATGTCGCACTAACTCCACTCATTTCGCAAAGAGTCTTTTTATTAATCCCTTTATCAATCAAAAGTTTCCACAGCTTCTTATAACTGAATTTCATGTGTCGCCTCCATTTGCTTTCAACATTAATCAGTCTAGACTTCATTCCAGGTCCTACCGAATAGGGCTCCCTCGCCAGCTGTCAATTGCAAAATTTTTGTATCATTCATAATTTTTTGAGCTTCCGCTGTATAAGACCCTTCTTTGTCTAATGCAATGAATGCTTGCTTTGGAGTTCTTGAATATAGCTGTAAAATCTTTTCAATTGCATCGTCCTCTATGTGTTTAAGCATAACCGAGTCATGGACCAATAAAGGAAGGGGTGTCAAGTTGAGCATTGCCAAATCGAATACAACTAATCCCTTGTATTGTGAGCCAGTACCGCCATCTCTCGGAGTAAAGAAATTATAATGGGACGCATCACTTATGGTAAGCGATGGCGCAGTCTTTCTTCCGTTATAAATTTCGTGATTAATTTTGAACATTTCGCTATTGATGGCTTGCTGCATTCTTGCAATCTGTTCTCTAACCAAATTATTCAGAGTCTCTTCATAGGCTTTAGCTGTATCAGATAATTCTTTCGTTTTTTCAAAATTTTCATTAGCAGCACGTAGTGTTTTCAATTCCTTATCAATAGCCGCATAATGTTCAAGAACGGCAACAGTCAAATTAGTTGAAGCTCCAACTTCCAAAATACTACTCTCAATTGACTTCATTTCAGGCTCAATAAGCATAAGTGTAGCCTGTAAATTTTCCTCCATTTCAGAAAACTCATCTTTCAATATTCCAGCAAGTTGCTTATGAAAACCTTCTATAGATTCGATACGTTGCAAATTGGCTTCCGGGAAGAAACGTTGCAAATCTTCAAAATTTCGTTTGAAGCTCTTTTTACCGAGCTCTTTATCTGCGCGGATTGCACGAAGCTGAGATACTATTTTAGCGCGCTGTCTCTTAAAATTAGAGAGGTTACTATGCAACATTGATAGACGTTCAGCTTGCATGGAATCTAAGTCAAGAAGCCCATTAGAGCTTCTATGAGCTAGTTCTTCAGCCTGAGAAGCAAGTTCACTTATTCGTTCTTCATTTCTATCGTATTCCGATTTTTTTGTTACAAAAGGAATGTATTGGTATTTTTGTGCTTTCTTAAAGACGTCGTGTTTTTCCTTAGCCTCTTTAGTAATTTTTGATTGCTCAGCAATTCCAGAATACAAGTCAACAATTTTTAGTAATCCCTCTATTGCATACTTTGCTGTTTCTTGCTTTGCCTGATGAAGGGGATGTTCTTCATCAAGTGTCTCTCGTTTGTATACGCGGATAAATCTTCCCACAGCATTTCTAAGTGATAGCCCAGGTAGATCAAGTCCATAATTTTGCTGCAAGAACTCCATATAATCATTAAGTGGCATACTGCCGTTCGGTAATGGCCTATAATCAGAATCGCAACCTATCACAATGTTATAGTCACCAGTTGAACGTGCAAAGTAGTACATTTCTTCTTTAAATCGAAATGCAAAATTTATCGTGTGCACACCAACTTCAGTCTGAACATCTGTTAGTTTATCTACATAATCGCTTCCACCAAAAATAAAATCTAGCACCATAAGAAACGTTGATTTTCCTATGGAGTTTGAACCGGATTCACTTCCGAGAACTGTGTTTAACCCCGCCCTAAGTCGAATGCGTCCACGGGGTTTGCTATGATCTTTAAATTCTGAACACATGATTTCAACCAACATAATGCAACGCACTCCCTTCTCGATTGAGCTCTATTTTCCCAAGGGCATAGAGGCAATCTAATATTTCTAAAAATTCGCCAACGTCACTGACTTTTGATTTTACTTTTTTATATAAATCAGCAGGTTTCATATCCTGTTGTTCTAAATGAACCAGCAATACAGGAAATTTTGCCAGAATACTCGCTTGATAAGGTATTACTTTATTCGGAAATTTCACGGAACACCTCACAATTCTGAATGAAATAAGCAACAACAATATGACATGCTCGAAGGAACTTGCTGCCAACTTGTGACTTGTTTCTTATCCATTCCGCTAACTGATCTACAATTTCTTCCTGAGTTAATCGACCGTTATCCAACTTTTTATATGCAGTGTTGACTTCGGACGCAATAAGGTCAAAATCCCCAGTACCGTCACGATCCATAGAAGAAAATAAGTCATTAATGTAGTTGTAATATTTTAGAACGCGAGTTATCTCATCATTTTTAAGCATATGATTTTCAGGCTTAATTTTCTGGTCAATCCTCAGAGCATCCATTGAAAGTTCCACAAGCTCCGACTCATCAAAATCGCTCATTAAACCATCCAAGACCGTCTGAATATCATCTTCCAACGTCATGTCATTGACATCAACACGTAAAGAATAGTTTGCAACCATTTGGTCTTTGATTGCTTTTAACTTTTGATATTCTTCCTTTGTAGGCTCAACTAGGTATTCCTCTGCATGTTTTTCACATAGTATTATTTTATTTCCTTGTGAATCAATACGCCTTGGTACTGCAATATTATTGAATTCATCTTCAAGCCCTGTTATGTCTTCAGGATATACGTTTACGATCCTGTACTTCTTCATTACAGTGTTCTTCACTTGTTTCACGAGTGAGGTATGGCATATAGGGCATTCATAGCCAGCCTCAGCAAGTAATGGTATGTCATCACCATCAACAGGAACGGCTATTTGTTTGTTGGGTCTGCTAATAGCATATAAAAAAGACATCGCAAGGAATTTATTTATTTCTCCTGCTCTGCATAAAGCCTCAAGAGATTGTTTTTTGCTGGCTGCAACCGATTTGTCGTTTTCCAATAGCTTTATCAAATCCTCACAAGCATCGTCAATAGTATGAACATTTAACTTAGAGTCAACTTCATCTTCAAAGTACTTTATAGCCGTAGCTATGACATCCCGTCTAGCTGCGGCTGTTTTTATTGCCTCGTGAACATCAGCGTTACGCTTGACCAAATTTGTCACCATCTTGCCATCAACGTCAACAAGGACACAACTCTGCTGCGCAACCGAATTCAAAAGCAGTCTACCGGCTGCTTCCTGTTTATTGTCTTCGGCAAGGCCACGCTGCATTGTCTTTATGTAAGCGGAAATATTGAATTCGCTCATTTGTATCCTCCTTCCCGTATGTTGGAAAAATCATGGCAATTTCATAGCAATCTGGCGGCAATTACTTTTCGAGGCTAACAAACTACAATTATTTATGTAAGAGGGGCCCGCAAATAGCGCACAAAAACATGCCCGTGAGCCACCTTTACAAATCATACCACAGGTTTTCGCAATAATCAATTTTATTTTGCGTTCGCGAAAACAATTCGTTAACAGCAATCATTCATTTGCGAAAGCACTGTGATTTATCACCTTATAGGACATCCCCTGATCAAGGATGATTCCAGACCTATCGGGTGAACAACTGAATAACTGCAGCCAGCCTACTGGAATAGCTGGTCGCCAATTCTGAAGCGGGAGTTATCCCATTCGGACGGTCGACTATTGCCTTTTTGGCTGGTGCACGTCATGTGAGCTCTCGCTTCGCTTTAAAGCCGAAGGAGGGCTCATATTATGACAAATTCAGACAATCAGAAGTATTTCATCCCTATGGAAGTTACCAAAGAGACGATCAAAGATTTCAACTTAGATCGCTCGCAGGTAGTGCCAGCAAAAATCGGAAATAAAGTTGTGTCCGCTATTATGGTTCCGGCAACAAAAGAACAGTATGAGGCGTTCATGCAACCTCTTTGGGCGGAAATGAGGCGTGATGAACGTAGCCGCCGCTGCACAGTTAGTGATGGTAAAGGTAAGCTCAAACGTTGCGAATTGGACTGTAAGTCCTGCGAAAAGATGAAGGACGGAGCTCCGCTTTCACTTGAGTCTTTCTTCGAAGAAACAGAGCTTGAATTTGAGGACCCCGACGCGAATCAGTGCGAAGCAATCCTAACTGCAATGCTCTTTGAAGACCTTCTAGAAAAGCTACGTCAGCAAGCACCAGATTTAGCGAGCATTTTTGAAATGCTCTATGATGGGAAATCTCAGTACGCAATAGCCGAGCTAATTGGCAAGCCACAAACGACTATCAATTATATGATTAAGCGTATGCGTATGATACTCCAGCAGCATGTTGGTCATGAAGATTTAGGAGTATAAAAAACGAGGCGGTAGTTCCACAACGGGTCTGCCGCCATAAAATTATTACAACAGTTCTCTAGCTTCAACCCCAGGCCAAAACAACAGTTCCCATAACTCGCAGAGCAAAAAGTAGTTCTCTATCCTCAACCTAACAATTCCGTTAAGGCCTACACTACTTATGAGAGACAAAAACAAAGGTTTCCAGCAATCGGCGATTATAACCGAAAGTCTGGAAACCTTTGATTTAAGCCTTTCTAAGCCTTTTTATTTATCTTTGCGTGACATCAAGACAACAGTCTCAACGTGGGCCATGGATGATAAAATTGTGAGGAACAATTCACTTTTACTGTCAAGGGTATCGAGGTTCTCTTTTTGAAAGTAAATCCCAATCCCTAGGTTCTTTAGCATTCTAATGTAGTGAAGGCAGTCCAGGGTATTTCTCGCAAATCGGCTGATGGACTTGGTGATGATATAGTCGATTTCTTTATTCTGACATCGTTCGATCATCCGGTTAAACTCAACTCGATTCTTGGTAGAGGTTCCTGATAAACCTTCATCTGCAAAAATCTCTACAAGCTCCCAGTTGGGGTTTTTCTCTACATACTCTTTAAAGTAGGATACCTGTATATCATAGCTGGTCGCCTGCATGGCTGAATCTGTTGAGACCCGGACATAAACTCCAATCTTCTTCTTTTGTCCATCAAAATTCTCTTCATTCCTTGAAGTCCTTGTCCGAGCCGGAATGATGCTGACTCTTGATGTTGGCAACCTTCGTGCTTGTTCTGTATTCATTAAGCATCTCCTCCTTCGTCAAGGCTTATTTTTGTTTCCTCCCCAGTCACCCATATTACTTTCAATAAAAAAGATGACTCCGCTATTACACGTGTCATCCATGCCCTTAAGAATTTTGTACTATCTAATTTTTTGTAAAGCTCATTGATAGGATTAGTGGATTGTTTTATTTTACCTAGTTCAGCTATGGCTTCTTTTCTATATCGATCATCTGAATCAACCATCGCCCACCAAGGCTCTCTTTCCGAGATTGCTTTTTCGATAGCCACTCTCTTCTTTTCTAGATCAGCTTCATCTTTATTTTCAATAACTGCCATACTCTCTGCAAAGAGGGCTTTTTCTAGTTCAAGGCGTAATCTATTCTGTTCTCCATCTCTCAGCACTTCTGTATTAAGAAGGTTCTTCTCAAGTTGAATAATTTGTCTTTTCGCAGGTGCCTTGGGATCAATCTCAAACTTTTCTATAAAGGCTCTTTTAAGTACCTTAAGTATCATTTCATCCTTAATCCCATCCATTTTACAAAGCCTAGTGCTTTTCCTGCGGTTACTGCATCGCCATGTTACATAACCTCTAGTTTGGTAACGGTGAAAGTTTGCACCACACTCTCCACAGACTATTCTTCCAGTGAAATCGTAGCGTTTATTCGGCCCTCGCTTAACTCCCTTAGTTTTTGGCTTAAGCATCTGTTGGACTTTATCAAATGTTTCTCTGTCGATGATACCTTCGTGATGATCCTTGATGTAGTACTTTGTTTTTTGCCCATCATTTGTTACCTGCTTATGTGTTAGGTAGTCTTCTGTAAATGTCTTTTGACAAATAACATCACCTACATAACGCTCATTTCTAAGTATTGATGTAATGGCAACATTGGTCCAGTCGTTTCTTCCGTTTGCTTTCAAATAACCGTTTCTGATGAAGTGATTTGCAATCTCGGTAGGGGTTCTGCCTTCTAAATACTGTCTGAAAATCTCACGTACCGCAGCTGCTTCCTTCTTATCAATCACCCAAGGTTTATCTTTTACCTTTTTATATCCAAGAATTCTGGCAAACCTACCTTCTCCTTGCTCGAAGCGTTTTGATGCGGCCCAAGTGATATTTTCAGATGTGCTTCGACTCTCTTCTTGAGCTGTTGCAGCGAGCATCGTGAGAATGAATTCACTCTGCATATCTCCTGTATAGAGATTCTCCTTCTCAAAGAGAACATAAATTTTTTTGTCCCTTAACTCTCTAATCACTTTCAACGTATCCATAACGTTTCGTGCAAATCTTGAGATTGATTTACAGAGAATCAGGTCGATTTTTCCTGCCTTGGCATAACGGATCATTTTATTGAATCCGTTTCTGCTTTCCATCTTCGTCCCGGACTTACCAAGGTCTGAATAGATTCCGGCGAATTGCCAGGCAGGATTTGAACGGATGTAGTTGGTATAGTGAACGATTTGATTGTCCAGAGAATTCATTTGAAGCTCTTCTTCTGTGCTGACTCTACAGTATGAAGCAACCCTTAATCTATGACTATCAACCGCTAGGCTTCCTATGCTAAACTCACTAGGACGAATTTTAGGTGTTCCGTATCTAAAGATTCCATCGCTCAAGTCTAATGTACTTCCTGATAAGGTTCTCTCCATGTTTTTTCCTCCTTTCGATTAGTAAGCCATCCTACAAAATTATTATGAATGGCCATCCAAACAACAATTTAAAATATAAAGCCCTGAAACCCTTGTTTTTACTGAGTTTCAAGGTTGTTTGTGTGTACCATATTCCCTCTAAAACGAGTATTTATCAAGTCATTTCTACTATATATAGGGATAAAAATAAGCCGATGCTATTAAAATAACACCGGCCCAATAATGCGATTTTTCTCTTAGTCATATTTCATATAGGCATCAAATCCTGCCTTTTTTAGACGCGCCATAAGGGCCTCTGCATTCTTCTTATCACTGAAGGTACCCACCTGCACCCGGTAGTATTTATTGCCAGATTCATTCTCTGGTTCAACCTCTACACCAGCACTGATCATCTCTAGATTGTCTTTATCAACCCAAGTCATGATGCCAGCCTTCTCATCCATAGTGCCTTTCAGAATGGTTTTGCCTAGAAGGACACATTCCTTGCCACCCTTGACCACAGGTTTTCCATTAAACACATCTTGAGTAATCAGATGATAATTCCACTTCACCCAGTTCGGAATAATAGGACCGCCTGGATAATAGGTTCTGGAAGACGCTTTGATTTCAACGATATCGCCAGCTTCAAAATCTTCTCTTCCTTCATCTGTAATCTGTAATGCTTTCTTTACTGCAGCTCTAAAGGTATCCATATCCTCCCCATGCTTTGGAAACCAGTGGCCTACATCGGAATGATTAGAGGCAATACCCTTCTTATTTCCTTCCGCATGACTAATGATATCTTTTTCAGACAGACCATACTCTTTGCAGAGATAGACACAAAGGTTCACTGCATTCTGCCAGGCTTTTCTAAAGTAGGCTTCATTTTTGTTAACGTCATAGCCTACCATCTGATTATTAGAATATGAAAACCCACCCGGTTCACATATCTCAAAACCGATATGGGTATCATTCGCTTTTCCTCCGGCATGCCAACCCCGGTGATTCCAAGGTAGGTACTGCCAGATTTCTTTGTCATCTAGAAAGGCGTGGACGCAGACCTGTCTATTGATTTCTCCAGCCCTATAGGACTTGTTCCATCTGCTGAACCAACTAGCAGCCATCACTCCCGGGGTGGCAGTGGAATGAACCATGATGCCTTTTGTTGTGATCTTTCTCCCGGCTGTATAACAATCATTTCTGGTCATGTATTTTGTCTTTAAATTACTTAGTGCCATCCTTATCGCCTCCATCTTTTAGCTGCTCTAGGATATCTTTGAGCTTCTCCGGGATAGGCAGTCCAAGTCTTGTTGCATTTTCAATGATGCTGATTCCCTCATTGGAAAGATAGAAGAAGATCACTGCGGTTCTAATGGCACTGCCATCTCCGATAATGTTCTGGTCAATAATATGGGCCACCCCAACTAAGGAGAAAATCACTACTTTCTTGAAAATCCCCTTAGCTCCTACATCGCTGGATAAGTGCTTTTCTAGCACAGCGCACATGACCCCAAGCAAATAGTCGATCACCACGAAGGCAATCAAAGCATACAAAAACCCATCATAACCTCCTAAAAAGTAACCCAACCATCCACCCACAGCTGCAAATATCATCTGAACAATGTTCCAAATTTCTCTCATTGTCGTTCCCTCACTTTCATTAAATTGTGTATATAAAAAAACGCCCGGATAAGAGCGTCATAGTTTTCATTAATATGGACCATAATACACGTAGCCACTAGCCTTAGCATAGAACCCATCTCCAGGAATATAGATAGCACCATCGAAGGTATCATACTGGCTTGTCGTGAATCCCGGTTGATACAGGCATTCCCAGTTAAGACCGTCACTGGATACACAAAGACTACTTTCTTTTAGAAGCGCAAACTTACCCCAATCAGGCATCCAGATGATGTTTCTTGAGTTAGGAATATTGTTATTGGCAAGATCGCCTACCCAGGAAAGATTGGTTTCTGTAATCTGCGTAGCATCATCATTCAATACGCAGAGTTTCACATAGTAAGTGTAAGTGCCGCCTACATTGGTGTAGTTAAACTTCATGACAAAGAGTTTGCCATTTATGGAACGAATGAACATATACCGGGTATCATTCACATCTTCAGGGATGGTGGTTGACCAGCTCCCAGGGTATGAGGTGCTAGCTCTTGCAATGGATTTGTCACCACCAACGACTCCTACAAAATAACCTTTGTGCCTAGTCAGGTATTTAAAGATGGGGACTGAAGTTCCATCAGAGCCGACCAATGTCCAGGCAGTTCTTTCTTCCAGAGAGTCAAAACTGTAATATACAGGTGACTTATAATACCACCAGCTGACCACTCCAGAGCCTCTGTCCATATCATAAGCCCCACACGTCATAGCGTTTTGCGCTCCGGCGCAGTACCCGGCATTATGCCAAGTGATGCCATCAAAGGAGGCAATGATATTGGCAAGCCCTACAATCTTTGCGATAAATACACCATCTGCAGCATAAAGAATTTCAGGCTGACCGTGACTCCACCAAGGGACACTGACCACAGTCCACTGCTTCGTAGTCTTATTCCAGTAAGACATGTATGGTGTTTTTGAATAGTAAACTGCGATTTTCGCGATTCCATTGTCGTACACGTTGATTTGCCTATCGCTTCCATTAGCAGTATAGCCAAAATTGTTATAGTATTTCTTACTCCAGCTTAAGGTAGGAATCGGAAGCACAATACTTCCTCTGCCGCCAAAAGCTGTCCAGATGGCTAAGGTGTTGTTAAAATTCCGATCATAACTCATAGGCTCCCCTCCTTAAGCTTTCTCAATGGCTGTGATTCTTCCACTGGAGTCTGTTGTATAGGTGTAGTTCCCAGTGGATCCATCAGCATAGGTGACTTCAAAGGCTGCGGCATCAATCATAAGTGAAGATACTTCCTTTAGAAGAAGCTCAGAGAAAATATCCTCCAAGGAAATACTGGTGATCCTTCCACTGGAATCTGTGGTGAAACTATATTCTGCATGGTATTGATGGGTATCTCCTTTTTCCACTTCATAGGTTACATTGATGGTATTATCCACCACCGATAAAGTCTTGACGATGGTATAGGATACCCCTAAGTCATACACCTGATTTTGAAGGTCATCCACGGAGCTTCCAACATTGGAAATGGAGTTTTCGATTCGATAGAAAGTATCAGAAATACTAGGCCGATACCTTCCAACTTCAACCCGGATGTTGTACCGATAAAAGGGATTGTATTCCAAGGAGATGATCCTGGTTTTCACATTGATTCCTAGTGGATTGAAAATGATGTGTACATTATCTCCCACCGCCAGGTTCATCAGCTTGAAAAAGGAAATATCATAGGAAGATGCATTTTCTCTAGAATCATGGGATACCGCCACATTGGTGACATTCTTTGATCCCATGACCTGAATGTAATCTGTTGAACCTCTATGACTTCTGATGTTGATGTTATAACCATCGTACTGAATCTCACCTCCCAGGATGGCGATGTACTGCATGAGAGCTGCCCTTCTTGAAACCTTCTGATTGATTTTCATGGTGACATTTTCAGTAAAATCAACAACTCCTGCTACAAACGGTGTGCCAGAAAGAACCTGGGCAAGCCCTGCAGCTGGGTCTCCTGTGAAATCAAACTCTGTGATGTTATACATCTCATGGTTTAAGAGATAAGACACATGCTCGCAAAGCACAGAGCAAATAGGAAGGCTGCCCTGAAGGTTCTTTGAGACTTGAACAATTTCAAAGTACTGGCCATCAATTTTCGCAATCTGTTTCACCTTTAGTGCCAGAGCTGATTTTGCAAGGACTGAACAAGTAAGGGTGTATTCACCTTCCAGGGTTTCTCTTATATTGGCACTAATCACTTTCTTTATGGTTTGAATGAGTGTACTTCCTGCATAGACTTCAATCAAGGCAGCTCCTCCTTTCCTTTTTTATGATCCAACAACGCCAAGGTTTCTCACCGTTACGGTATTTTGATTCCACTGAAGCTGTGCTATAACTCTGGTTAGGATATTTCCGTCAATGGTTAGCGGGATAGTCACATCAAAGACAGCGCCTTCCGGCCCACTTAAACTACCTGTAACTTGAGAATTAAGATCCAGGTCAAAGTCTGTAGGAATGGCTCCCTGCATATCTTTTTCCACGCCACTCATGGCGTCTGTGAAACCTTCACCAATACCTTCACCCATATTGGAACCAATACCAGCAAAGACTCTAGAAGGTGAACGAATACCAAGGACTTTTTTAACACCACCAACAATACCGTTTACCATGTTTTTCACTTTCTCGCCAAGCCAACCAATCATTGATGCAATACCGTCCCATAAGCCCCTCGCGATATTTCTCCCCACTTCTAGTATTGATGGAATACCACGAGCAATCCCTGTCACGATAGACATGATAATCTGCGGCAGTTGAGCCACAATCTGAGGGATAGCGCGAATAAGTCCCATACCCAATTGGATCGTTAGCTGAACGCCCATCTCAATAAGCCTTGGTAGATTGCTGGTGATGAAGGTAATGATGCTATTGATAATTTGCGGCAATGACTGTATCAATGTCGGTAGAGAATTAAGCAGTCCTTGAGCCAGTCCACTGATGATCTGGAAGGCTGCATCCAGTACCAGATCCAGATTATTGATTAAGGTGGTGGCAATTAAAATCACTGCTTCAACAATGGATGGAATAAGCTCTGGAAGCGCATCTCCAAGTCCAGTAGCCAAGGTTACAATCATTACCAGAGCAGCTTCCACTAGAGCTGGCAGATTGGTGATAATACCATCCACTAAGGTTAAGATCAGCTGAAGTGCTCCTTCTGTGATTTGTGGTAAAGCTTCAATTAGACCACCCACAATGGTCATAATGATGTTTGTTGCCGCCTCAATGAGTGTTGGAAGATTATCTAAAATACCATTTACTAGAGCAATGATTAAGTCCGGCGCAACTTCTGCAATGGCTGAAATAAGTCCTGTTACCACTTCGAGAATTTGCGGAAGGATAATGGCAATCTGCTCAACCGTTTCTCTTGCCCCTTCTTTTAGCTGTTCTGCTGCACCTTCTTGGCCAGTTATAAGACCGGTTAGTCCGTCAAGGACCATGGTAAAGCCTGGGAGGAGCTGGGATGTAATATTGTTCTTCACCCCGGCAAACGATCTGGTCAAGTTATCCATGGCATCTGTATAATTCACCGCTGCATCCACAGATTCATCGCTCATGACAAGGCCTAATTCACTGGCCTTATTTTTTAGGTCCTCTGTGCTCTCTGCAGTTTGATTTAGTAGTGCTGCCAGTTCAACAGAAGAGTTTCCAAGTAGGTCATTGGCGATGGCGGCTTTTTCACCTTCATCGGATATGCCCTGAAGCCCTTTGACGGTCATTTCAAAAATCTCTTCACGGGACTTCCCCTGCAGATCTTCCATGGAGATGCCAAGACGCTGAAACTTATCTGTAGCTGAGGTGCTTCCATTGATGGCATCATCCACTGTATTGTTTAGCTTCTTCATACCGTTTTCCAGAGAAGAGATACTGGCACCGTTTTGGGATAGCACATAATCCCATTCCTGGTAGCCCTGCCTTGATAGACCTATCCTTTGGCTGGCCTTGTCAATTTCATCTCCTGCTGCAGCTGCGTCATTAGCCATATCAAAGAGCTTTTTACCCGCAGTGACAGCAGCGGTTCCAATGGCGGCCATGGCCACGCCAATTCCAGCAGCCACGCCTTTAAGAACAGAGCCTAGCTTTTCAAACTTGCCACCTGCGTCATCGGTGACCTTTGCAGAGTCTTTTATCTCGTCTCCAAATTTGTCAGCTTCTTTGCCAGCATCATCAAAGCCGTCACTGGCTTCATCAAGGGCTTTGTTGTTCTCATCAAGCTCCCTTTCCATCTTGTTAAGATCAGCGTTGGCATTGTTTAATTGGATCTGCCAAGCTTTGGTTCTTTTATCGTTCTCCCCAAAGGATTCAGCGGCATTTTTCAAAGCAGACTCTAAGGTGGACACCTTATTCTTTTGGGCTTCAATTTCTTTATTCAGGACTTCATTTCTTGCAGTGACTGCCTGTATGGATTTATCCTGCTTATCAAACTGGGAAGTCACCAGCTTCATTTCCGATCCTAAAACTTTAAAATCACTGTTTATTTCCCGGAGAGCGTTCTTAAATTCCTTTTCACCTTCAACGCCAATCTTCAGTCCAAAGTTATCATATCCCATATGTGTAGTTATCCTCCTTTCTC